TTTAGCGCATCCTTGACATCAGAGGCGATCTTTTCGATCACCTCTTTGTCCATAGTAGCCTTACCAGCAGTAGCCCGCTGAAGGTATCCTTGTACCGCGAGTTCTGCGTGGTGTTTGTACTCCATTATTCATCCACCTCTACAAAGTCGTTATCAATGATATCTTTAACGACTGCTGCATCAGCATCAGAAATACCAGAGCCATTGCGCTCATTGTGCATGTCAATGATCTTGCCATTGCTGTACTCAATAAGCTCAATAAAGTTTGCCAGTGTCTCATTGTCCGTTGGCTCAATGTCCACACGCTCACCTACAGAGGCTTCTACTTTACCCCAAGAAGGGCCACCTGGTACGGTTGCATCAATACCCTTCACGTTAATGAAGGACATGATAGGTAGCAGGTTCTTACGCTGTAAAACACCTAGTGCACCATCAATACTTTTAATTGAAGGTGTGTTCTTGATGTCCCACACAAAAGGGATGTCAACATCAGTTGACACTTCCTTACCGTTGGAATCAATAGGGTTTTCTAGGGTAACTGTACCATAGAATACCTTAACGCGCTTAACGTCCTTGAGCTTCTGAGGCAAAGACTGGAAGTCTTCAATATACCCAGACGGACGCCCAAGGTTGAAACCACCCAAGTTGTCCTGCAAGTCCTTCTTGAGATCGTTAGCCATGACGGTCTTTTCCATCTCATTAGTATCTGCATTCCAGCGTTGGAAGCGATAACGCATAGCAAAGATACGAATCTTAGCAGATGGTGCATAGATAGTATCGTCACCAACGTCTAACTTTAGAGAGCCTACAGGGACAGTATCAACTGTCATTGTCTTGCCATTGAATTCCATCTCACCTTTTACAGCCTGAGATACAATGTTAAGACGAGCAATCGAGGGTGTCGCTTGTGCGCTGGGTGCAGATGATACGCCCATTAGCTCAGCAAGAGATTGTCCACGATCCTGTGCTACTGTTAGTTCGTTACTCATTTTCTATTACCTTTCAATAGAGTCAAAAAGAGAGCTTAGTTATACATCAAACATCAACTGTGTCAAGCCAGTTTGGTCCTATTTTTGCTTCTAAAAGCAGTGGTACATTCATTTGTACTCCATACACATTAGCAACCAAATCAGCTAGTCCATTATTCATGTCATTCACCATGTCAATCACTTCCTGTTCCTCATCCGGGTGGATATCAATCACCATAGAATCGTGAACTGTGTTGACCAAGCATGACTGCAATGGCTGTAGACGTTTATGCATTTCATTTAGCACAACAGGGACAACATCACCTGTAGCAAAACCTTGAACTGGGTAGTTCTTGATCTTGGTGAAGTTGGTGACACTGCCATTGCTGCGCCGTGTTACATCAGGGAAGGCGTACTGCCGCCCAGATATATTCGTTATTTTATTAAACCGTATAGCTTCATCAGCTAATTTCTTATGCCAAGCAGCTACACCTTTGTACTTCTCAGTGAAGTGTTCGTAGTAAGCTTGTTCTGCTTTACTTCTGCCATAACCTGTAGCACCAAAGAGCGGAGCAAAGGTGTGTTCTTTAGCTTCTTGCCTTGACGTTGGTTGACCCGCATCAGAGATAACTTGTGCTGTATAGCTGTGCACATCAAAGCCTGTTGCGATTTCATCCATTGCTGTTTCGTCTTGTGCAAGGAATGCTGCCGTGCGAAATTCCAATTGGGCAAAGTCGGCCTCCATAATTTTGCCACCGTCCCAGCGCGATACAAACACCCGCTTAACAGGGAATGTACCACCGCGTGGCATGTTTTGCATGTTAGGGTTACGTCCACTGAATCGTCCAGTAGATGTAATACTCTGGGTTAGTTCCACGTGTAAGAATCCATCAGGCTTTGTGTGATCTGAGATGCCGCCTACAAAAGTAGATAAGTAGTTACTAACAGCAGAGAGGCGTTTGAGATCGCCAAGAAAAGATGCAGCATCATCCATGTTATTGTTACGAGCAGTAGCCATAAGGACATCCAAGTTATCCTTACCTGTACTAAACCCATTCGCACTAACCCACTTCTTGCTAGGAGCTTGAAAGCGTAGACCAGCAACCTGCTGGGTTTGGGATAATTGGAACCCTCTTGCCTCACAGTCCTTACATTTGTTTGGTCTGGCATACTTTGTTCCATCCTTCTTTACTTTATACGTTTTCCCCGTACCTTTACACATAGGACAGGTAAACGCTTTTGTGCGGTAGATCGTTTCACTATTCGCTTTGACTGCTTCTTTGTATTCTTGAACAGTTGATGTATAGTCAAATAGCGCTTTCCACTCCCCCTTATTCTTAATGCGTTTAGAGAAGATGACTTGTGACATCTGCTCAGGCGAATTAAGGTTGATAGGGGTGTCCCCCATAAGTTGCCTGACTTGCGTTTGCAGACGTGCTTCGATTTCTGCTTTTTCTTTCTCAAAGTCATTCTTTACTCGCTCCAATTCTTTAAAATCAACTTTGACCCCTGACATTCGCATTCTTGTGAGGGTTTGACAGGTTTTGAAGGTAACATCTCTAACGGTATGAAGGGACTTTGACTCTGGTTTTTCGTAGTCTGCTTCAATAGCATGGAACAGCTCACTAGTTGTGAGCAGATCAGCCCTAAGATAAAGGCTAAGCTTAGCGAGGTCAGTTTCATTTGTATTGATCCCTTTCTTTAGGCAGGTTTTCAGGTAATCTTCCTTCTGTTCTGCCAATTGTCTACGCTCAGCACAAGCACCCAAGTTTATTGGTAGCTTCTCTCCGCGTAGCAAGATGTACTCTGCCAACATGGTGTCATATATTTTACCATCATACTTATATCCTGCTTCCCACAACCACATAAGATCATGTACGCCATTGTGCATGATTAGTAATGTGGTCATATCTAGTACTTGCTGTATGAGCTTACGCCCAGCGCCCGAAGTATCCTTCTCCTCATTATGATCTAGGTTAACTATGTGAAGCTCATCATGGTTATCAGCATTTACAAAGCCAACTTGGGTTAGTGTGTTGGTAGCTTCAAACGGATCATTATATATCTTTCCGTTTCGCCATGTCACACTGTTCTCTATATCAAGTACTAATCTCATGCCTGTCTCCTACGCAGTATAAAGTGATCTTCCCCCATCTAACTCACAGTGTATAACACCATGATAACCACCTTTCAACTTATTCTTTGCTATGTTTAGGTGGCGCTGGGTGTCCTGCTCATCAGCACCCTCAACAATTGGATTTTTTGATATCAAAATCATCAGGTCTGCTTCTGCAGCTTTACCAGTTTTAGACCCTTCCATCATAGACTGATCCACAAATACCTTACCCTCTGCTACAGCAGATAGCTGTGACATCCAGATAACGCAGCAATTGTATTGCTTAGCAATGTTTCGTGCATGGATAGCGGCATCCTTTAGGTACACATCTGATTTGTCACTAGTCTTACTAGCAAACTTGTCACCCATATCTAGTACTACAATGTCAGGCTTCTCATGTTTGATTACCGCCTCAACCCACTGCATATCTTTGTTTGTACTGTCTTTGATGCGCAGGTTCTTTTTGATAGGTTCATAACGCTTTTTCGCTAGTGCTACATTATCCCGAATTTCATCCATTGTCATGTTTGTCGCAGCGCTAAGGTATCGTGCACCAACCCTCTCGTATGATTCTTCATTACATAAGACTACACACTTAGCACCTTGGGATGCCCAACCATCTGGACCTGCAATTAGACTGGCGTGAAAGGAGGTTTTACCAGTATTAGGACGAGCACCAACGAGCAGAAGATGGCCGCCACTAACACCCTCAACCCTTCTACGGAGTGAGGGGATGTTAAACTTCCACTGGGTTTCCAGATGATTAGCAATAAGAAGAGTATCGATGTCAATATCATCCCAATCCACACGCAAGTTTGGAGTAAAGTCATCTTTGTAATCCTCTAATAGTCTACGCAGAGGTTCTAGACTGTTCTCTGCACCGTTTACAAACTTAAATCCTAGATCAGCTACACGATCACCTACGTGCTGTTGAAATAGTTTAGCTAGAGTATCCTCTGCAATCTCTTTGTTAAGAGGGTTACTCTTTGCTACTCGGTTAAATAGATCATCATAAGCTGTCTTAGTTGCTGTAGTCATGCTCTGGTTCTGAGCATAGAATACTGCTTGTAGATCATCTACAGTCAAGTTGCCATCATATGATTGCATAGCACCATCTAGTGCTTGCTTAATCTTACGCACATCTTTCGTAAAGATTTTGTCTGGGCAGCGGATGCCCTTGTGTTGATCGTAGAATTCACGATCCAATAAAGTTTTAATTAGTGCCAGTTCCATCTGTGTCTCCTATCAGAATTCTAAATATTACTTCCATTGCAGCCAGAGGCCACATCACTGCAAACCGCAAAGGTGCACCCTGGTCTTCCTCATCCACAGGAGAAGCAATATAGCGTAGTAGTGGTATAGCAAATAAATACATGAATGCTACACCATAAAAGAAGTTAATCATTACTGTTTGCCTTAGCTCTTTCTTTAGCGCGTTGTCGTTCCTCTTCTGTGAAGGGTAGGATATGTTTTGTTTCGTAGTCTACCACCACGCCTGTGTTCCAGCGTGAAGCTTCTTCTTCTGCCAACTCTTTCCTACTGAATAGGCGAGGCTTAGACTGTGTGTTGAACCCTATAGTGTTCTCTGGAACGTACATCCAATCACCATCTACATCAATCATTACTGCGTATATTCTCATCTTTATTTACATTCCTTCATGTGCTTTTCAATAGATGTTATAGCTTTCTTTATCAAACCAGTACGATTGGCTTTCTCATACCAATATTTCAAAGGTTTTCCCTTTACTACTTGCCTATTAAACTGCTGCGCCACACTAATAACTTCATTAGGCATTGTGGTAAGGTGTAGTTTATACTTTTGTTTAGTCATTACCTTAATGTAGGCAAGAGGTGTACCTTCTCTAATAATAAACTCTTCATCTAGTCTAGTTGCTATTGGTAAATGCCTAGGCCATCTATGAATATTTAAGATACCAGAGAAACCATAAAAAGGTGTCTTATGTAGATATGGTGGTGTCATTAAAACCTCACAATCCTTGTCTGCTATAAAGAACATATGATCATTGCAGATTTGAATTATATCATTAACAGGTTTTCCATTAATAGGTGTATCGCTAGATAAAGGATGTCCTGTTGGCGATATCACGGCTGGGACTTCTGGATTTGGATTAAACTTCATATCGCAGAAAGCTTTAATAACATAAACACTCTTTAGACTGTCTAAAAAGGATGGACACTCAATTATTCTAGCATCACCAGTGTAAAACTTATCCTCTTTAATCTCTTTAGTCAGTGGTTCTAGTGGATTTACTAGAAACGCATTGTGTGAGTTTACTAAAGGTCCGTAGTAAATATTAATTGTCATTCTGCATACATCCGTAATGCTTCCCATGATACAGGGAATATCGTCATCATTTGATCTTCAATCAGTTCTGCCACCTCGCGTGACTCTGCCTGTGTGTCAGGCTTACAGCGTAGGTTACACATATCAGCAAACGCATCAAGCGATCCAGACCAGTACCACTCAGTCATCATAGATTGTGGCAGTACCATACGTGCTTGCTCAGGACACACACCCTCATCTAGTAGCTGTTTATAGATTTGCAATGCACTTTTGTTAAAGTAATGCAAATTGGCATTACTCCTTACTTTTCCAGAACTGCCTTGCTTCTTGTCAGCACTACGCCCACGCCACTCATCAGGTGAATAGAGTGCAGGTTCTTCATCAACATACCTACGGCTAATCTCATTCCACCGTAAGAACTTATGCTTGACTAGCTGCCGTGCCACAAAGACTGGAGCGCGTACATGAAAAGAAGCAAAGCAATGCCCAAAAGGAGAAGTATGCTTATGCCGTGCCAAGTAGTAAATAAGTTTTCTATCTTTCTCAGGAAGCTGTCCATTCTCATACCCACTCTTCTTACCAAAGCTAACACGCGCTGCATTTACTACTGAAATGTCACCACCCATGTGGTTCATGTAGGTTACATCAATCATTTAGTATTTCCTTTAGTTTATTCATATCATCTGGTTCACGATATTTGATATCATCTATGAGATTCAAAGCTGTTACCTTTTTTCCTGTCCATAGTTGTATCTCTCTACGATATTCTATTGTCTTACCCATAGCATCAGGATCAAGTGCCACTACGATCTCGTCATAGTCCATGATCTTTTCCATGTGCTTAGCTGTAAGAGAAGTGCCTAGTATAGCCATGCCAGTTACATGAGGCAACATCTGATTAACTACGATTGCAGAGATAACATCCTCTACAAGCACAACCTTGTTGCCTGATCCACAAGAGTACCAATTAGCTTTACCAGTATAGCGATACCACTTGGGGTGCTTACGCTGTCCTACTGCACGTCCTACTGCGTCAATCATGCGCCCCTTATAAAAGATCGGGAACACCACTCGCTCTTGCTGTACATCATAATATGTACCGCCCACAATACCCCAACGTTTTATGAATCGATTGTGAAGCTTATGTTGAGGTGTTGGAATGACTACCTGCGCTGGGATTTCCATTGTTTCTGGTTCTTTTTCTGGCGCATCCTGGACAGGCTTCATGTGCGCTTTTATCTCCGCTGCGGTCATGTCTGTGTCAAACACTCCACCCACATCACAGCCTAGCTTGTAGCAGTTATATTTGAGTGTGCCAGTCGCCACAGTGGCTGTGAATGTCTTGCGCCCACCACACACTGGACAGTCGCCACGATAATCGCCATGTGTTGTCATGTCTGATGCATGATCTCTGGCTATTTGCCAATTACTCTTCATCTTCATTTCCTCTTGCTGCTAGTGCTTTGCTTGCACCACTAAATGTATTGACCATGTAAGGTTTGAGTGAAGCAACACTCTTGTGTCCTGTCACCTGCATGATGCCGATCAAGTCCACATCACCCTCCATCATTTCTGTCACTGCTGTCCTACGCAAGTCCATTGCATTCAGGTGCATGGGTAGACCTGCCTCTGCCAGTACTTGATTGATCAGAGGTGCTACTTCCTCTGGATCGTAGGGCGTGTATGCTCCTGCTCTGGGGCGTACTCTGGGTGCAACCCACCCTGTCCATTCAAACTCTTCCTTCTGCTGACGTAGCATGGAGCATAACCCTTTAGAGATAGGGAGATGTACCTCTGCGTTACGCTTTGACTGTGTGAGATCAAGTCGGCATAACCCCAAATCCAACTTATCCCAAGTGAGTACTCGCATGTCGCCAACACGCTGTCCCCAATCATATGCCATATGCACAATCAGTCCAATGCTACGCCAACGGAAGTCGCCATAAGCGGTATTAAGAAACTCTTTAACCTGTTCCCTTGTCCAGACAGTCCGAGCAGGCTGTTGAGCCTCTGTCCTTACAAGTGCAACTGGGTTGTGAGTCATTACGTCATAGCGCATTGCGGTTTTCCACGCTGCACTCAGTACTGCTTTACGATAGTTTGCTGACCGTACACCTATCTCAAGCCACTGCTCATACGCCATTGTGAGATGACTAACCTTAATATCGTTTAGGCGATAATTCCCAAGCTGTTTGCCATGTACCTTTGTGGCAACCACATCCATCAAAAGGTTCTCATACTTCACTTGAGAGTTTGCCGATAACCTCCCAAATGCAGGGGTGCGTAGATAGAAATCTATCACCTGTTTGAGATAGCAGTTTTGCTTGGGAATATTCATTTTACCATTGTCTCCTTGTTTTCCAGTAGGACCAGCAGTGATTGCAATGATCCCTTCCTAGTAGTAGGTCAATAAGCCAACACAAGTTTGCCTTACCGTTTCTTTTACGTTCCCAGTTCCTCGCTGAGAATGTCTGATTGAGGCTACCACCTGTTACCACATTGAGTAAAACACTAAGTGCGGTCACTACTCTTACGAGATAGCATCTCAAGCCAGTGGGTACAATCGTCATGCGGATCATCAGAATACCCACTCATACATCATCCATATGAAAGGCCAAAGGATGAATAGTGACCATGCATAACCTAAAAATTTGGAACCCATACTTCACCTTTATCAATGTAGTTCTCCTTAACGTACTTAGCTTCTTTCTCTAGCGCTGCGCCTGTAGAGTTATCACCTTCCCAATAAGCATTGTCTGCTTTTTTGTTAAGATAGCTGTGATACCACTCAGCAGGGATCAGGCGATCATCATCATGGTTTAACATATTCAATCCTCGTATCCGCACCAAACTCTTCACGATAGAACTTACTCTTATCTTTAGCGTCATGGTGATCTTTGGCAAGGTCATTGAATATAACCTTACCTTTGATGCTTACCCATACACGATAGCGATATTCCCAGAAATACTTCATATCAGTATTGTCCATAGTATTAATCCATCCGCGTGATAAAGTAACCCTGACGCGTAGGCAAGGCCACGATTGCATAAGGGTAGATAAGAGCTTCCTCACCGCCCTGCAAGATGATCTTAGCATAGGGTTCAAGGGGTTCATCCTCTTCATAGGACGAGATGTATTGCTGTGTGTCAGGGTCAACACTGCCACCCATCTTGTATAGCTCACCAAAGCCATAACAATTTTCCATATACTCTTTTAGGTCTATAAACTGTTTAGCACCTACGCGGGTCAGGAAATCAAACTCTGCGAGCCAGTGTGGGATTAACCCACACGCCTCTACAAGATTGTCGTTTGTCCACTTTGGATACGCGTCACCGTTAACGTGAATTGTTGCTGTCAATTTCATGGTCATGTCTCCTTATGCCTTAAACCACATTTCAACTTGTTTCTGCGTCAGCTTGTACTTAGCACCTGTGTTGATATCTTCAACAAGCCAAGGCATCTTACGAGCTTTGCTGTTGTACTCTACAAGCTTCATAAGCTTACCCTGAATTTGGGTTTGCTTGTTAGTGTCTAGTTCATACAGTGCTGCCCAATCATCAAGAGCTTCTTGTGCGCGGGTCTTTGCACCATCTAACACTGCTGAAACCTTAAAGGTTGCCTCACCTGTGCCAAATGTACAGTTACCTACAGTGAAGGTTGTCTTATCAATACCTGCCTCGTCTAATGCTTTCTGCATTGCTACGCGTAGGATTTTAACTTGTTCTTTTGTAAAGCTCATCTTCATGTCTCCTATTTAATGTTAAGCTTATCACACAATTTATCTAGTGTTTCTTTTCCTGATTGGGATAGGCGATCATACTCCCAAAGCAAATCGCCTACCAACTTAATGATCTCCTGATCACTCATGATGCAGGTTCACTGATTAGAAAGAAACGTCCATACCGTACACCTTTCACTGGGTGAGCCTTACCAACTGTGTTGATAACGTAACCCTTTTGACGTAGGCGGTGGATTTCTTTGGTCAGGCTCTGAATGTCGTATTCAATCATTGCCTCACGTCCTGTGATGCTTCCTACGATTTGAAGGTGCTTTAGTAGAAGGTTAGATTTGGTAGCCATTTGAATGTCTCCTTTCTGGCTGATTTGTTGTACCCAAGTTGTTCCAGATTTTTTTGGGTTTGTCTAATCACGAAATGTTACAGTTTGTTTCACTCTGTTACATATCCATCATCTGTTATAATTTCCTCAGTGATCCATGCCATTGCGGTACAGATTTCATCCCACTGTTCATCATCCTCTGAGATGCAGTTCTCACGATAGCCTTGCAGGGCATCCCAAACTGTATCAATCCAAGTTGTGGGATTGCTCTTGTGTAGGGTATTATTCTCCATTGATCTCATCCTTTACTATATCCAACATAAACTGGTACGCCTCACTCCTGTCAGAAAAACTAACGTTCCAACTGTGCAGGTTCTGTTTGTTCATAACCACCCAGAACCCGCCATCACGAGCTAAGTATAAGTTAAATCGCATCTCACTCTCCTTTCATGGGTGCTAGAAGGTGTTTGATCACCTCAATTGTCCAACCATTGCCAAGCATTTTGTAACGCTGCGTGTTGCTCACATGGGCGGTGTAATTGTCTGGTACAGTCTGCAATCGCTCACACTCTACTGGGGTCAGCTTGCGCCATGTTATACCCTCATCAAAAGTAAGGTG